ATATCATAATTAGCCCAATCCATAAGTATGTCATTAAAATACATGTCTCCACACGTACCGTAATCGATACTGTCTTCGTCTTTATTCATACCAACATGCTCTTCTATGTAAGCTTCGAGACCCTCAGCATGAGCAGTTATTACGGGAACTGATGAGGGAATTCCTCCTAGTTCTTTTTCAGCTCTTGACAACTTGTTTCTTGGTTTGTCTGGCCTATTAATTGAGAAGCCTCTATAGCCTCTGTCTTTTAAATAATACAAAATACGAGGCTTATTATTTTCAAGTAGTATGGGCATTCCATAAAAATGTAAAGCCATTAGCACGTCTTCATAAAATAACTCTGCTGTTGGAGGTCTAGAAATGTATTGACAGAAAAAAGCATTAACAGGAGCGTCTTCCATGTGAGATTTTGTTTGGCCTGTAATAGAGCCTTTAGAACCTCCTCCGCCAACAACACCTGATATGTCATAAGAATCCCCTCCAAAGGAACCTATATGAGAATTTCCAGGGAAGAACTTATTGTTTTTTATAATAACGTTATTCATTAATTCTTTAGGCGGAATCCATGACAATTTAAAATTACCCCTGTTGTTAGGAGTAAAAATAACTTCTGTATCCCTGACTCCGTTTTTCCAATGAAAATTACCTGTTGTAATTAAAGACTTAATAGCAAAAGAATCATTGTAATCTACTTGCTCATATATATGGTTGAGGTTAAAAAGCGTGTTTTTTGATTCATCTCTAAAAGCGTGAGATTCGGTTCTAGGAAATTGTCTATAAAACTCATTTAAAGCATCAGGGTCATCTTTAAGGCTTTCTGCTTCAGCTTCCCAATAATCAATAGCTCCTTGAGTAATCCATTCTCCATCAATACCAAGAATAGGTTTTTCTGGATTATGTAACACAGGCATTCCAAATCTGTCAATAAAACCCTCCATGTTATATTCCATAGCTATGAATAAGCTATACAATCCGCTTTTTGTTTGACCATTAGCATTTCTTTCTAAAACATTACTGTCAAAGTATATTTTTTTACCTGCAGCTCCTCCCTTACTCATTGCATTTACAGTTGAACCCATCATACATTTACCGATAATTCTTCTCCCTAACCTTAAACACGTTTTTGTAACACGCCAATTATTTTTTATATTATTTGGTTTCTCCCATTTTTTAGACTCATCATGAACTAAAAGAAGAAGCTTTTCTCCATCATAGCTGTTATCCCCTGTGTTTCTCCAATCAATAGAAGTATCTAATCCCTCGACCTCATCTTGCTCTTCGTTAAACATGTTTTTTTTAGTTATCTTAGAAGCAGGTACTCTAAAAGCTAATTCTGTTTTTGGTTTATCCATACCATCTTGTATAGGTTTAAAAAAGAATGGATAATTATTTACAATAGGAACAACTTTGTCGGTAAACATTTTTTTCGCATCTGCTCCTGTTTTTGATAAAATACCAAGCCTTGCGTCTTTACTTATTGTTCCAATGTTAGCCGTCTCTTCACTAGCCATATAAGAAAAACCTGACCTTCTTATTTTTACGTAATCTTGACCATAACTTCTTTTGTCAGCCTTACAAGCTTCCCAATGATAATAAAAAATTCTATTTGCGTCTCTGTAGTTGGGTAGCCCTATATCTATTTTAGTCCACTGAACATACATCCAATGAGAACCTGTAATGTAAGTATTTTCTCCGTTATTTTTAAACCAAAACCCTTGTTCTCTTTTTTCAAAATTAGATTCAATATAATCTATCCATTTGTTTTTAAATGAATGAGGAGCTTGATGCCATTGAAAGATGGATTTTATTTTTTGTAACTCTTTCGGGTATTCTTCTGGCTCCCAATACTGCTCAGATTTAATTTTACCCCTAGAATGTATTTTTTTTGGTGATTTAGGTAGAGCTATTTTTAAGTTTTTTATCTCTAATACGTCTCCAATTTGACCTGTTTTAGAAATAATAACCATATCATGTTCTTGATTAAAACCATATTCCCAAGATTTCTCTTTGTTTTTTTTATCTAAAACTTTTTTGGGAACATGTCCATCACAATATTGATATAATTTATTTAGACCTTCGCTCTGCAAATCCTTTTATTTTTTCTTTTTTATTTGAGTTATTATTTTCTAAAGCATCTTCTTCAGCTTCAATCCTACTTAGTATTTCAAAAGCATCAAATATAGCCAGCTTTTTCGTAGCGGCTGCATTTTTTAACCTATCAGCGGCAAGCTCGTCGTCAGGATTAGGCTTAATAATTTCTTCCTCTGCTACCTTTATAAGTTGCAAAACAGCTTCATGTCCAGCTTTAATAATTTGTTTTTTAATATCGTTCACAATCATAGCACAGCCGTAATGTCGTTTGTCCTCATTCTATACAAATCCTCTCCATCTATAATAAACTCGTACTCACTGTTTTTTCTGTAAGCCACCTTGTCTCCTTCAAAAACACCATTGTTATATAAATTAGGATTACCATATTTAATTATTCCAATATTTTCAGAATAACCCTCTTCATAAAGATACGATTTTTCTTTATGCACAGGCTTGACAAAACAATAGTCGCCTATACATTTCCAACCCGTACCATTATTATAAGTATAAAATTGGCCTTCATCTATAAAATAAAGGCCATCTTTAAAGTAATTAGGAGATTTTTTTGGATTTCCTTGCATATCATAATATAGTCTAAAAATATTATGATGAACAATAATAACATCACCCACGGATATAATCCCTTTATATCTTTTAGGTAAGTATTTAATTTTAGCAAATCTGTTTACGTGCTTATGATTTTCTACAGTAGAATTTACAATAATTTTTTGACCTAATATTTCAATTTCATTATTGTATTCACTGCCTAAAGGTTCAATAACAAAATAATACGGAGAATTCATTTTTTTAAAAATGGATATTGTACTCTACTGAAACAGGCATATTTTTATTAAAAGATTTCCAAAGTATAACTTCGTTATCTTTTTCTATGTAAATTAAAAAACAATCTTGAGTAATAGAGTAATCGATTAAGTGAATTACGTAATTTCCGTTCAGAACTTGTTGACCTAATATATAATGCATACAACTACTTTTGTAGTCTGCTCCTATGGAAATCTTTCGTATTTCCATATTATCAATTAGATACTTCTTCTGTTGTTTCGTTCTCTTCTGGAGCAAAAACCCCTGTTTCAAGGTCTAAAGTGCCTTTACCGTGCTCTTTTTCAATTTTAGCCATTTCTTGTTTCATTTCATTAGCGCATTCTGCTAAAAAATGCAAGGCTTCATGTTTTTGAGCTTCTAACCCTCCAATATCATGTTGAGTTTTTTGTTGAGAAAATCTAATTTTTTTTATTATTTCTAAAGATTCTTCTTTAATAATAATTTTAGCTTGTTCTGGTTTTGTTGACATTTTTAAATAAATTTAATTAATAATAAAAAACAAAGATAATAAATTTTTACTATCTAACAATAAGTAATCTTCGGCTACTAGGAACAGTATCATCATTCATTGTTTCTAAATCAAGACCCCATGCTCCTAACCAACCACCTATTACTGCTGCAGGGCCTTTTGCAGATGTTGATAAGGCAGTTGCTTCTATATATATATTTGTATCTGCAACATCAGTCCAACCATAATTATAATATGACAACATATTAGACGACCAACCAAAGGTATCTGACGAGCCTTGAACTTGATTTCCCCTTAAATAATCTCCTGATTTTGTTATTTCTGTTGAAGTTGTGGCAAAACCAAACTCTGTAAACCCTGTATATCTTGTGGTTGAAGTTACATCAGGAGAAGCTCCTCCTATATTTGCCCCAAGTAGTAATCTTTTTTGAGATGAAGTTGGAATGTTTAAACCTAAAGTATCTGACCTACCATCAGAAACAAAAGGTGTTTGTATAACGCTTTCTGTGGCAGTAAAATTTAAAGTTGATGCATTAGCAGTAGATATACTCTCGTTAGCAGAATTTTCATTAGATGTTTTAAAAATTCTACACCCAGGCTTCAATTCAATAAAAGCCATAAAATGATAACCCAAAACAGGAGTTCCACCATCGACATCAGCGCCACCTTGATTATTTGCTACTCCGTCTCCTCTGTAACAAAACATATCAATATCTGAATCTCCACTTATTATATTTGTAAAAAAAGAACCGTTTTCGTCATTATTATTATTTCTGTAATAAGAAACTGCTTTACTTTCATCATCTTTAGTTCCGTCAATCCGAAAACCTCCCCACCTTTGAGTTCTAGTATTACCAAACCCTTCAAAGAAGTATGAGCCAAAACACAAGTAATAGGAAGCGGTTGATTCAAGAGAAACAGTATTTGATGCAAAAGATATATTAGTTCCTGCTAAGGACTCTGTAAATCCAGTAATTTGATTAGGAGTAGTGCCTCCATAAATTGAAGCGCTATTTGATTCAAATATAGCGGCATCATTAAAATACAAAGGAACAACTTCTATTCCACATGAAATTAATCCACCTGTAGGGGCATCACCATCTCTCTTCCATTGAAAAGTAAATACTCCACCGCTTTGTGGATTTAACTCAAGAGCCAAAGTTCTCACATATGACCTATCTTCAGTATTATTCCTATTATATCCTCCTGTTTGCGCTGAAACAAATGAACCTCCAGATGCCGTATTATTAAATTTAGCTTGTGGTTGAAACCTCCCATTACTAGTGTCTTCATATTCAAAATGTCCTATAAAAAGATATCCATCAGCTAATCCATTTAAAGGAAGAGTTACTTGACTGCCAAAGTTAGACCATGTGTAAAAACTACTAGTGTTTTCTTGTGGTGTAGCTCCAAAAATACTTGCAGGAGTAGACCAAGATGTTGTCGGAGAAATGTTTTGCGGGGGACTTGAATTGTTTATACTTAATACTTCGTATGCCATTTTTATTGTTTAATATAACTTATGCTTATGTCAAATCTCGTACTTGCTGTAGATGCGCTTGTTATTAAAGCTATCCAATTGTTTGCAGCTATATTAGCGGTATTAATAGTAAAAGACTCCCCTGTTGTACTTGTAGCTGCTTGATTGGATGTAAAAGTTTGAACTGTAAGAGACGCTCTGCTTGAACCTGATTTTACATTAAAAGTAACTGAAGGGCTTGTTCCTGAAACAGCAGTGTGAATGCTAGATATTGTAATTGCTTCAGTAGTATACCATAATAATATATTTTCTGAAGCTCCTATTTCTTCTACTGACAGAGCTTTCACTTCTTTTATAGCTGTAGTAACGCTACCGTTAGCCATGAGTATTTCAGAACTTGTACCGCCGCTTTTTATAAAACTAGATGCAGTTAAGTTTCCTGTAGTTGAATCATCAGCATTACTTCTTAAATACTTAGGGTCTGTTTGAGTTGTAATATCAAAAGAAGTTATGTATCCTGCTCCATTGGTGATTTGATTATTATTTGTTATATGAGTCAAATCAGATATCTGACTTTCAGTAATCGATAATGCTGCTTGATGAGTTGTTACATCTGATTCAGTTACAGTATAACCTGTTATGTATCC